GCACCAGACGCATTAGGCTGAGAGGCAAGGTCCGTGGCCCGTGAACCAAGGCCCAGTGTCTTATCCCAGTAGTACGGGGTTCCATCAAAAACATTAAAAAGTAAGTCTTCACCCCAGTTGTCCTGACTAAACAAACGAATGTTTGATCCTGTGTTTGCCGCAGTGCTAGAGGATGACCCCCACCCTACAAAGTCATTTGCTTCTTTGACCACTGCTCCGTCACTATGAGAAGCGGCACTAGTTCCACGAGCACCTCGAACAACACCTGCATTAATAGTATGAGTAGATTTACCTGTGTATTGAATTAACTCACTGCCTATCAGCATAAGTCCGACAAAGGTTACCGCGTCGCCACTAGAAGAAGTAGCCACTGTCGTTCCGTCATCTGCGCGGGTCAAATCACCAAATACGTTGCTTACATTTGTTCCGTAACGTATTTTCTCACTACCTATTAGAAGCGTACCTTTAGCCGGAAACCCGCTGGAATCTGCCACAGGAACAGACGAACTAAGGACTGTAAGGTTCGCGCTTGTTGTAGTAGCCGCCGTTTCAAAGTTAGCCGCACTTGTTAGGGTAAACGAGGTCACACTGTCGTTTATTCCACCACTATCATTAAGGGTGGTCTGTGAATATCCTGTTGTTACACCGCTCCAGAGACCGGCTCCAAAGCCTGTCCCTGTTACAACCGTATTAAGACCTGTGTTGATCTGATAGTTGGCAATAACAGCAGACCCACCGCCAGCAGTGGTTCCAGAGGAAGCCGTACCTGTAGTTGTGATTTGATAACTGTTAGAGTCTACAACGGTTACCTCATGCTCAATGTTTAACTGAGCCGTGGTTATGCCGTCCGTTGCCGTAGCACCACTAAAAGTAACGTAATCTCCTGTTACTGCACCATGTGCGGGAGCCGTTACGGTAACAACCGTAGCACCAGAAACAACAGCCCCTGTTGTTAGTGGGTTGGCTCCAAGCGTAACGGTAGACCTTATAGGTGTAATGTCGTTGTAGCCGCCACCTTCTTCTATGTAGAACTTGGCTTCTGTGCCAAGTCCCATAAACTTGGATCCGTCCAATGCTGCCCAGACATGTAAGGAACGTCCTGTCCCCTCTATAGTATTGCTACTTAGGCGAGACCAACCACCCATCTTTTCAGGTCTGCCTTTGCGAAAACGAATTAAGTCAGAGTTAAACCAGCCGTTCTCATCACCGTAAGATGTAGTCTCACGATTAACTCCAGGCTTGAACTGTATCTTGGACAAAGGCATCTAGCTTCCTTTTATTATATCTTCCAGAGCATACCTGCCATCAAAAGGATAAGAGAACCTGCACCTGTAATCATCACTAGCTCAAGGCGTTTTATACGCTCAATGGTTTCTTTCCATCGTTCAGCGCAAACAGCTTCGTGTGTGTTTAGTTTAGCTTCTACATCTTTGACTTTAGCCATTTTTTATTCCTACAGCTTTGCTTTTTCAGCGTCTATTAAATTACGATTGTTTTGTAACCAAGTCTTGCCATCATCCGTAAGAACAGCTTCGGCTAATTTGGTTGGTGTCTCCAAAGATTCAAGCCTATCAATTTCTATCTGTGCTTTCTCAGCAGTGGTAAGATCGACGGCTGTGTGCGTCAGCGTTACTGTCTGCTTGTCGCCGTCTATCGCAGTAGTTGTTGGGCCACGCTTCTTAGTAGACGTAACTTCTTCTGTCACCTCAACAGCTTTTACAAGGACATATTTGCCTAAGTCCACAGGACGTTGGTCACCTGTAAAGACTACATCCCCACCTGTTTGCTCTGGCAGTTGAAGTCGGCTAACTGTGCCGCCCAAATTTGTAACTGACCCATCTGATTTTTTAAGTAAATAATCCATAATTTTTTCCTATGCTGGAGGCCAAGCTGCAAAAACTGTTGTTCCCAAAGGAATTGAAGCATTAGGCGTTGAGCTTACCGTTAGCCCTGATTGTGCTGCTGCAAATGCTGCTGCTGCACCAGAGTAGTTTCCTGTGCCGTCAATATTTGCATCAAAATTTTCAGTTAGGTTAGACCAAGTAAAACTTTTACCAGTTCCTCCGTTAGTAAACGTATAACCTATTGCTACACCCCCGGCTGATATATCCAAATTTGTAGACATAGCAGATGCACTTGAAGAAATAGACGCACTTCCAGAATCTTCCATTGTTCCAATGTTATAAGCAGCCCACACGCCGATACCAGTTCGATTTGCTGCTCTAGCCCAAGTAACTATAATATCTGCGCTTGTTCCCGATGTTATAGACCCAGCCCATATTTGTGCAATTGTATGATCTGTGTGTAACACTGAAATTAATTTGCTTAACCCCGTACCGCCAACAGTAACTGAAGTGCAATCATCAGTGCCGCCACCGCCACCTGTTGTTCCAACAGAAACAATAATTACTCGATTGTCGGCTGCCGTGCCAATTGCAGTGCTAGAAAAAGTTCTAACTGCTGTAGACGCAGTGGTGCTGTCAACATTTGCAGTAAATGTAATTGTAGCAACGTTTGGATTATGAGGTGAGTAAATAGGTATCAGGCTCATTGTAGAGCTACCACGTTAAGATGTTTAAACGAGCCAACGACAGTACTGTACATCATAAAATCGTCTCCGTTCGTTGTCGTTAGACTATCGCCTGTGACGATTGTGTAGCCAGAGGTAGTTAAAGTACCTGCCGAACCATTATTTGTGTACTGAACTACAATGGTAGACAGTTGCGACTGAGGTGCAAGAGTATGTGCGCCACCATTAATACCCGATTGTATATTACCATTTACAGCCGATAATGTTTCTGTGCCACTAGTGTTTGTCCCAAGGTCATAAACAGTTTGTTGAAAAGCACCAAAGCCTGTGCCTAGCCTAATCCCACCAGTGCCAGCAGCACTAAGGGTGAGATTAGAATCAGTTGTTACTGCTGTAACCGCATTTGCAAGAACTGTTGACATTTATAAATCCTTATTCTGGAGCAGAAGGCCAAGTAATATTGTCTACGTCTGACTGCCCACCAACATCTCTGAGGTCACTTCTATACTTTTTCCAAGCATCTGAGATGTCTGGGCTGTCGGGCATAGCCATCCAATCTGTAGCGGCTAATTTTATATCTCGCTCATTCCTAACACTAGCCCATTTTGCTGCTAACTTGTCAGCAGCAAGTTGATCTGTATCTTTTGTTGGCGTATCACCACTAACATCCCAATATTCAATGTTAGCATCTAAGTCTTCAACAACCTTACCACCGAACGAAGCAACGTGGGCATCAGCTTCATCCTTTGTGTCAAAATCCTGATACTTGGTTATTTTTCCACCGCTGTGAGAAACTACCGCTGTATATTTTTTCATCTTAATATCCTATTGATACATAATTGAAACGGAGCCAAGGTCAAAACCATTTGTCGTTCCAAAGCCTACTTGTGTTAGTTCAGCCGACAGAGCCTTTGATCCTGCTCCGACATTGACAGTTGCCGCATTGTCCGTATCCATCGTTTGCCATTGGCAAATCCAACGATAAGCCGCAACATCTTGAAGCGTCAATATCGCTGAACCACGATATTTACTGCTTGCTGCTAAGTGATCTGATAGCTCAAAATTAGCTGTATCATCAAAAAGAATATTTGCTGAAGATCGTAACTGCGCCCTCATGGATACATATCCAGAAGTCTCCAAGCCACCTGCATCTCCAAGAGTTAATTGGATAGCATCACCAGCACCGCCATCGCCACTCATGCTTATGTCAAAGTAGCTTACAACAATCATCTTAACACCACTTGGTATAGAGCCAAAAGTTTTTAAAGTACCTGATGTGGTCGCTTGTGAATCTGCTTGTGTAAACCCACCACCAGCATCCGTAAATGACAGAACTCCACTGCCATTAGTTTTAATAACTTGATTTGCACTGCCATCTGCCGAGGGAAAAGTTAACCCATCGACAGTAACTACCCCGGTTCCTTCAGGAGCTAATGCTAGGTTCCCGCTCAATGCAGTGACTGCATTTGATATGACTGTTGACATTTATAAATCCTTTATTCTGGCTTTGGGTTTTCTGACTTGACCTTTGCTATATGATCTTTAAAAGTTGTCGTGCCATTAACTTGATCCCAATATTGCATATCCAATTGATCCTCAATCGATCCGTACCCAGCCCGTCTAGCTTGACTTACTGTTGGCGTAGGCTCAACGTAAGTGACAACTTTGCCATCAACGTAACTGTCAACGGTTGTTGTATTGTCAGCAACATCTACCCACGATAAGTCTGCCGATACTGGAAATTCTGCGTCTTCAATTTGACAAATTCTTGTGCCATGAATTAATGCTTTCTTGGTCATCACGAGTACTCCTCAACAAAAACAACTCCAGCAAAGCCAACACCGCCAGCTTGACTATCTGTTTCTGCACCACTGCCACCGCCACCAAATGCAAAGCCAGCTTCGCCCACGCCACCTCCTTCAGCATTACCTCTACAGCCACCTCCAAAGAAAGATGACCCACCTGATCCACCAGCCCTTGACCCTCCTGCTGGCCCTGACATTCCGCCTCCACCAGTAAAGTTTATGGAACCATTTGCTCCTGCACCGCCAGCACCGCCAAATTTGCCTGTGGTATTTGATGTACTTGCCCCACCTATTCCACCAGTAGCTGTGCAAAAAGAAGCAAAGGAAGACGTACCACCTGTGCCTCCTGTGCTTCTAGAAGCACCAGCCGTTCCAGCGGCTCCAATAGTTACCGTTGCAGAAGAAGTGCTAGATACATCAATTAGCTCGATGGCACAACCGCCACCTCCACCGCCGCCTCCAGAAGAACCAGAAGGAGAACCGCCACCGCCGCCTCCACCGCCACCAACAACGTAAACTTTGACTTTTGTAATTCCGCTAGGGCGATTCCATGTTCCTGACGAGGTGAAGGTTTGGACAGATTGCAATCCACCACCGCCTGCTGCAAATGACAAAACGCCAGAACCATTTGTTGTTAATACCTGATCGGCAGACCCATCAGCATGGGGCCATGTCAGACCATCAAGAACCAGCTTGCCATTACCTGTTGGGATGACAGCAATGTTACCATTTGTAGACTTTTCATTAATTGTATCGACTTTAAGTGTACTCATCTCAAATCACCACAAAAGTTGCACCAGAGGAGATGGTTAACGTCACCCCACTAGCTATTGAAAATGGACCTGTGCAACTACCATTATCGGTAGCAACCATCGTCTGGCTCGTATTTAATGTATGTTCATTCACTCGTATAATATCACCGCTGTTGCCCACACTAGCTCCTGATGCACCTTCACCCAAGAAAGCACCGCCGCCGCCACCTCCCGGTTTAGTTCCAGCCAAACACCAACCTGTTTGTCGATATTTACCAGTATCATATTCTACAAACTCTAGCTCGTCACCAGCTTCTGTTGTAAAGTTTTGTGCGCCAGCAAGAACTAAATTAGTAGCATGATGAGTAATCTGACAGGCTCCATCGAAATGAAGTTTGATTACTGTACCCGCTCCTCCAGTGGTGTTAATAGAAGTAATGGTTGTAGTGCCTGTGACATCAAAGTAGTTTCCATCTGTTAATACTGGTAAAGCACTACCAGAAGCTACGTCTGCACCTTTAGACCACTGTGATTGACTGCCATTTGTAGCAATGTTTCCACTAGCCGTAAAATTACCAACAACTGTTACATTAGTTGTTCCTGTAGGAATTTCTAAAACATCAGCATCAGCATCGTTTTTGATGGTTACGTCATTAGTAGAGCCTTGGCCTGTAAGTATAAGTCCTTCAGCAGCAGTAAATCCGATAGAAGCATCGTCTCCAGCGGCTGTATCTCCCGTTACATTAACCGTTCCAGCAGATGTAATATCTCCAGAAGCTGTTATAGTGGCTAACTGCAAATTAGAAATAGCATCTATAACTGCGGCTCCAGATCCCGCTCCGTCC